GTGTGCCTTGGGCGTAGGCGCCTGCTTGTGTGGCGCTGGTATTGTCCGTCGTTGGTGCTGCAGCGGCTTGTGCGGCGCTGTCTGCGGCCTGTCCTGCGGCTAGAGCTTCTTGCTTGCGCTGCTCCTGCTCGCGCTGCTGATCCTGGAACCACGCTCCAACGCCGCCCGGCGTTCCTCCAGCGAAGAACCCGCGCGCTGCCTTGGATTGCTCGCCTTTGACCGGCTTGTGCGTGGCCTCTCGCATTGCGTCCAGAGCCCCAACACCCACAGCGCGCACTGTATCTGCGGGCAGGACGTATTCGCCATGGGACAGCCGTGCTTGGATGGAGTCGCTGGTTCCCGTGCCTGCGCCTCGGACCATCCCGCCATTGGCGAAATACTGCGGCTGCTGCTTGAAGCCCATGGCTTCCATCTGTGGAATCATTGCTTGCAACTGTGCGGCACGCGGGTCTGAGGCAGTCGGGGCCTGTGGATAGCCCATGGCCTGCATCTTTGGTATCAAGTCGCGGAGCTGGCTCAGGCCACGCGAGCCAAAGGTGGCAGGGCCTGCATCGGCGCTTTTCATGCGCGCGACAAGGCCGCCGTCTGCGGTGGGGTGCGCAAGTGGGCGCGCTGCCGGGGGCTTGGGGCCGTACATTGTGAGCCTTTCAGGTATCTTGCCCTGTAGTCTCCATGCCCAGCGTGGTATGCCGAAACCCCACTGGGGGAACTACGCAATAGGGCCTGGGACTTTGGCGTCGCTGTCTCGAACCCACTGCTCGTTGCGTGCGCCGTGCTTGTCGCCAAACTCAGTAACGAACTTGCGCAGCGCTGCAGCGGCTTTCGTGGGATCGCCAAAATCGGCGTCGGCCCGGCTGTAGGCGCGGTACAGCATCCATTCCACCAGGGCCGGGTGCGCCTCTTGCCGTATCTCGGGATTGTCGGTGTCATTCACCAGCCTCTTGAGTGGCATCCGCAGCACATGCAGCTTGATCTGGCCCGCCTGTGATGGGATCGGCCAAAGGTGAAGCCTGCCAGCGGTCACGCCCGCAACAAGTTTCGATGGCCGGATGGCGGTGGATTGCGCGTGCCATGTCGGCATGAATGCGTCCATCTGGCTCTCGCCCACCACATCAACCGGGTAACCATCCACGAATGCCCGGATGACCTCGACGATGCGCGCATCCAGTGCAATCGTTTCATCGCCGGGCGCATAGCTCACGGTACACAGCGGGGATGCGGCGTCGCGCAGCAACATCCCACGGCGACAGGCTTCCTCCTGCGCCTCGGATGCATACATTGCAAGCAGTTCGTCAGAGCAGAAATAGGGCTCCTGCGCGTCCAGCGACTGCGCCCGGTAAAGAGCCGTCAGCTCTTCCAGCGTCATTTCAACGTCCAGCCAGAATTGAGCGCAACCAGGCGGCGCCGCGCGGGTTGTCGTCGCGGTTCACCTGAAACGGGTAGCGCAAGCTGTGGCGGTTGTGCAAAGTGTTCATGCGCTCGCCCAAGCGGTCATCCACCGTCTGGTCATAGCCAGTTTCCTTGGCGCGCGCCAGGCGCTCCACGTACTTGCGCTTCACCACGATTGGGGTGTCGCGCTTGAACATTTGGGTCACACCATTGACGGCCACAGGCACATACAGCGCCTCGTTGTCCTTCCCGCCCGACATGACAGTCACCATGACGGGCTCATTCATAAACGACTCAAGATCGGCGTCCGCCATCGTGACAGGGGCATCAATCAGTTCCGGCGTGAACGATGGGACGACGCCAAATTCCATGGTGTCGGTGCGCCCAAGGTATTCATTGGTGGCATCGACTGCGGGTTTTCTGCTCATTGATTGACTCCAGAAGGAAAGACGCCCCAGCCGAAGCCGGGGCGACGGGGTTAGCCTCGGGCTTCGTAGAAGCAGGTCTTCGAGGCCAGAATCGCGGCCAGCGTGGCGTTTTGCAGCACACGGAAGCCCTTTTCATCGACGGTGATGCCGCCGTTGGTAGTCTCCAGGGTGCGAGTGCCAGCGGCTGCAGTTTTCATGCAGGTGTTGGCGGTCATGCCCTCAAACCACTCCACCTCCACGCGGTCGGTCAGATTGACCCAGCGGACGTAGCGCGGCTTGAAGCCGGTCACAATGCGGGTCGAATCCGCTGCCGTGATGGCGGTTGCGTCGTACACGACGCTGCCAACTGCAGCTGCGGGAGAGTCTTGCTTGTCAGAGCTGGTGCGGGTTTGGCCCGCGATGTTGTCGGCCATGATGATTCCTTGGTTAAGCGGTGGTTGTCAGGGTGATTGCCGTGGCCGTGGTGTCCGTGGCAATCGTGGCGTTGGCGTTGTAGTCCGTGCGTAGCTGGTTGAACTGCGTGGCAATGGTCTGCATGTCAGCCAGCATGGACTGGAGAATCGCCAGTAGTTCACGCGCTTCGGCGGAACTCAGAGGGGCGGCGCCGATGCGCTGCGAGATCGAGGTGGGCATGTAAGTCTCCTTGAAACAAGGGAGAGCCGAAGCCCTCCCTATTCATCAGGCAAGGCTGGAAACACCAGCCTCGGCCACAGCCATCCAGCCCTCATTGAGCAGCACACAGCTCATGTAGAACTTGGCGCCCACGTAACCGCGCTGGCCCAGGGGATCGCTCTTGTCCTTCACACCCGGCTGGATGTAGGTCGGATCAATTGCATCCAGCCCGCGCAGCGCCACTTGGCCCCATGCGTCTTCGCCCACCACGATGAACGGGTACACATCCACGTTGGCGGCGCCAGTCGAGTACAGGCCGGTTGCGCCGACTGCTGCACCCGCATTGGGGTACGAAGCCAACTCAGGCGACAGGATGAATCGGTAGTTCTCGCAGGAGCCGATTTCGTAGGGGCTTGCCACTTTGCGCGAGCCGTACTCGGCCACATGCTTGAAGCCTGGCAGGTCACGAATGTCCGATTCAGCATCGGTATGCGCGAACACCAGATACGAGGCTTCCACGGGTTGGGTGGAAATCTTGTCGCTGGGTTCCAGGATGCCGGTGATGCGCTTGGCATGATTGGCCTGCAGGTTGCGGCTGATCCGGCGCAGCAGAGGAAGCGTGATCTTTGCATTGACGCTGGGACGGGTCGAGCCGCCGCCTGCGTAGAACGCATTGGTACAGGCTTTCAGCACGCCGTAGCGGATCATTTCACGCACCAGGGCGATGCGCTCGCCGCACTGCTTCTTCATTTCCTCGGGAACATCGTCCTCGTAGGTGTCAGCAGTCTGGTCGGTCAGTTCGTACAGGCAGCCGTACTGCTTGAGCGTCACGGTAATGTCGTGCGGCGTCAGGCTGTCGGCGGTGGGGGTCACACCTTCCTGCAGTTCATGCGCAACAGCGTCCACAGAGGGGCGATTGCGCGTATCCCAGTTCGTATTCGCTGCGCCGTAGGGCAGGTACATACGATGGGAAATGGTCTTGCTCTGGTTCTTGGGCATCATGCGCTGCTGGCCCGTGATACCCAAAACCTCAGCAGGCATGGCGTGCTTGAGAATGTCGCCCTTGAGCTTGCCAATGCGAGCTGCCGGGTTATTACTGGTAAATGCTGTCATGATCGTTTCTCCCGGCCTACGCTCTCAGCGCGGCCCTGAATGCGTCCAATTCCGTTGGCGCGCTTTGTGGCAAAGGTGCATTCCCGCTGGGCGTCAGCGCGCGTTGCAATCGCTGCTGCCCTTTGGCTGACCGGTCGGCTGCAGCAATGCGTGCATTGGCCCACTGGTCGTATCGCCCGAGTACGGAGGCCAGCTCGTCAGCGGTTTGCGCCGTGTCGAACACCTGCCGTACCTGGGGCTCCTGCGCCCCGATCCACAAATTGAAATCCTGCGTGGAAATCTTTTCGCGCCATCCTTTGTGCATGCGGTCCATCACAGCCAACTCGATTTCCAGCGGGTCAATCCCGGCCTGCGCTGGTTGTGCATCCGCGTAGGCGGGTTGCTGCACGTCAGCAGGCGGGGCGGCCTGTGGTTGTGGCGGTGTGATACCCAACGCGCGGACGTACTGAGCCACTTCCGGGAAATCTTCTTCAAACCGCTTGATGTCCTCTGGCAGCTCCTGGGCTTGCGCCTTGGCTGCCGGTGCCTGGGCGGCTTGCTGAAACCTGCGGTTCAACTCACCAATGTGCCCATGCGCCTTGTCAATCTGGCGTTTCAGTGTTTCCACGTCTGCGGCGTTCCCCAGCAGGCGCCTTAGCTCGCTCCGTTTGAGGCCATCCAGCAAAACCGGGTCATCGTCTTCCGCGCTGGGGGCCGTTGCGGGCTCATGCTTGGAGGGCTCGGATGCCTCTGGTTGCGCTGTGACCTCGGGTGCTGCATCGGTGGCACCGTCTTCTGGCTCTTGCCCTGTCACGGCCACCGCATCGCTTGCGGAAGTGGTGTTGGGGTCGGTTGCCTCGGTGTCGTTGATGCTGCTTTGGAAAGCGGCCAACTCCTGCTGCTGTTCGTCCATGCGTCATGCACTCCTGTTCGTTGTGCTGAGGCCGGGGTTAATAACCGCCAGCGTCAACGGTTGGGGCCGGGGCCGGGTTTGCCAGCGCCAGCAAGTCTTTCCATGCCGCAATGCGCCCTCTGAGTTCAGCGGTTCGCAGTGCGTCCATTGATGGGCTGTCGTTTTTCTCGCGCAACGTGGCAATGCGCTCCTGAGCCATTTGCTCAATCACGCGCCACGTTGTCGATGACAAATCCAAGCCCTTCATGCAACACAGTGTTGCGGGCGCGGGCTCGGGCGCGAAACCCTAATAGGTGCCCGCTAATCGGCGGCCTGCGTCTCTATGCCTTCCCTCACGCCAATCTCCGGGCTTTCCGGGTTGGCGGGCGTCAGCGGGTTGGTGTTGGTGTTCGGTGGCATGGGCTGCAAACCGGCTGGCGCCTGCGGCACGATGGGCGCCAGGTCTTGATCCTTGAAACCTACGGATCGCGCCAGTTCGTCTGCCAGTGGTGCCACCATCGGGTTCATGGAAATCGCCTGCCCGGTCTGCACACCGCTGTAGAGGGTTTCCATGCCAGTGTTCGTGGCGTCTGCATCCCACTTGCGCGCCTGGGCTTCCATCAGCTTCGCCTTGGCCTCGGCCACAGGGTCGGGCGGCGGCTGCTGGCGCAGCGCCTTCTGCTGCTCGTCCAACTGGAAGTTCTTGGGGTCGAGGCGCTGGCCCTTGCACAGTTCGGCAAAGAGCTTGGCCGGGTCAATCTCATACACCGGATCGCGGGCAAGGCCCACCATCTGCAGCAGGAATTGCTGCTGTGCATCCCGCTCCACCAGGGCAGACGATGCGCGAACCTCAATCTCAAAGTCGCCCTTGATGCTCTCGTCGTCGCTGTAGCTCATCATCCAGTCGAAATACCGCTGAATGTGGGGGCGGGTTACATAGTCATCGAAGCGCTTTGCAAGGCGGCGCAAAACGCTGGTGGCGTTGTTGTTCTGCATCTGCATGCCGCCCAGCGTGTTCGGCGCGTCACCCCGAATGCCTTGCAACATGGCAGGCATTCCCGTGGTGTCCTCGGCCATCTTGAGGCAGAAGTTGATGATGTTCATCAGCTCGGTCTGCACGCTGGGCACCACAAACGCGGAGAATGCCGCCCGCACATCCGGCGCATCGGCGTCGGCATTGGCACGCCACACCTTGCCTGGGCGCAGGCCCCATTGCCCATCCTCGGGCGTGATGCCGTTGCCGATGACGACCTGCGGCGCGGCAGACAGGCCGGAGTTATCCATCATGGCGCGGGTTGAACCGTTGAGCATTCGCTGTACGGTGCGAATCTGACGGCTGATGCCCATGCCCCACGGCATGCCTGGGCGGCGCTGCCACGCCAGAATGTCATAGGGGAACTCGCCGTTCTCCACCGGGCTCTGAGTTGCCTTCACCAATCTGTCGTTGATGAGCACCGCCATGGTTGGTACACGGTCCTCGTCGCCGTCCTCCAGCTCCACGCCCACGGTGCGCAGATGCTCCCCGGCGCAATGGCCGTAGAAAATCCACATCTCGTACTCGTCATCACTGGCGCGATAGACAGCTTCCGTGCCCTGGCGGGTGCGTGCCGGGCCTTCGCGCAGTGCTGCCAATAGCTCTGTGCGGTCATAGCTCGGGTCGGCCAGCATGGCTTTGATCTGGCGCTTTCCGATGTATTCCCGCTCCCATGTGTAGCTGCCGTTGTGCAAGTTCTCGCCACATGCCGCGTCGGGAAAGAAATTCCACGGGTCAACGCGCTTGGAGCCGGGCTGGATGCTGTCCACACGCACCACACTGGTCATCTGCGTGATTGGGTCTTTCTGGACCAGCCGCTGCGTGCGCTGGATTGGGAATGGCCCCTTGAGCACGCCAGAGCCAATGCGTGCAGCGTCCTCGATGACCTGGCGCACCTCGCCATGCCAGTTGCTTTCTACCAGCGGGTCTTCAATGGCCTGCTGCATCTTGGCGGCGGCCTGCTTTGCCTGCGTCTGGCTGGCCTCGATCTGCGCCTGAGCCTCTGCCGGGTCTGCAAGACCCATGGATTGCGCCAGCATCGTGAGCTGCGATGCGCTCAGACGAGGTAGCGGGGTCGGCTTGATTTCCCACGCCCTGTCATCGGTGGGTAGCAGCATGTCCGCCACGCGGGCGCTGGCGGCGTCGGTGTAGGGCCGGGTGATGTTCAGGAAAACCACTGACCGGCTCGGCCCGCTGTTGCTGGGTGAATTGCCCGTCAGCGAAGCCTTGCGGCTGCGATAAAGCTGGTTGGCGTTCTGATACGCCCGGTTGGCGTCATCAATGCCCTGGTAGTGTTCTTCGTCCTCAGTCCATTCTTCCTCGATGCCGGAGCTGGCGCGCCCGGAAATCGCCTCGGAACGCTTGGACAGCAGGGTTTGCACGAACATGGCGCGCATGTCCTGCGTCGGCTCGGGCTGCTCGCCCCCGTGAATTTCGTTGGCTTGCATGGTCAATATCCAATCTCTTTATCCAATGGAACCCATGCGGCGGCTCGGGTTGTCTCAATCGGTCGGGTCTTTGCCTTGCGCTTCATCATCAGCGCGTACCGGCTGGCGCTCATCAAGTCGTCAGCCTTCTTCACGACCTTTCCATCCTTGCGGTGGTACAACCGGAACTCCTGAAACCACTCGTCCAGGTTTGAAAACACCTTCCAGCGCCCGGTTTGCATGCGCTCCAGCATGTCCATAAGGCCCGCCTCGACCCCGTTGGAGCCATCATCGAACGTGGCGCGCTCCTTGAGCATCAGCAAGCCCGTGGCGGCGTATTGCTTTGCCAGTTGCTCGCCACTGCCTTTGTCGTGCTGCAGGCCATCGTGCGGCCATGCGGTTGGCACCCATGCCCCCCATGCCTTGACCGTTGCGGCGTGAATCACAGGAGTTGCTTCGCGCATCCGGTGGGCTTTGTGGACGTAGATGCAGTCCGCATCGCGGTCCCAAGCCAGTTGCACCGCTGCGGTCGGGTGGTCCCAGCCAAAATCGAGGCCATTGATTCGCGGCCAATGCGCAGGAATCGTGAACGGCGTGACAGAAATTGCGCTGTCCTCGACCGGGAAGATGCGGCCACTGCCCAATGTGGGTATGCCTTTGGCGCGGGCCTCGCGCTCATGGGCTGGGTAACTCTCGATGATTCGGCGCTTTTCCTCGTCCGAGTAGTGGTCCACGTCATCAATCGTCATGTTGGTGACGGAGCGATCTGGACTATCTTCGGTAATGAACCGCGTCACTACCTCCGACATACCCAGCAGCGGCGTGAACGTCATGTAGGCCATGCCGCCCGTGGCATTGGTTCTGGTAAGCCCCTCGGTGTAAATGTCCGATGGCGGCTCTTCATCGAACCACACAATGTCCAGTGTCTCGCCCTGCCACTTCTCGCGCCCCTGCTCGTAGCGCTTGAAGTACAAACGGGATTCGCCACCACTGCTGTGCCGCACCGCTACGCTATCGAGTAGATCGGCAACACCCATGGCCCGGCGCGGCTCGCCAACAATGCAATCGGCTGGGATGAACCCGGTGCCGTACTGCCCTGGTCGGCCCACCAGCAACCGCTGAACTGTGTCGCGCACTGATTCGCCGGTTACGCCAGATGCCCATGCCACAGGCGGTTTTGTGAACACCCGCCCATCCCACCAATCGGGGTAGCGCCCCGTCAGGTGAATCGCCATCTCTGCGGCCCCTGACAGCGATTTACCCAACTGGTTGCCAGCCATAAAAAGGCGCTCGCGCTTGGAGCCTCCCAAAGCGTGGAACTCCTGCTGCTTACGATAGGGCGTGTAAAGCTCCAGCCGACGACGCGATAGTTCGCTGTCGATCTGAGCCAGCATCGCCATGCGCAGGGCATCAGTCATTCAGCAGCCTTTCGCGCAACCGCTGCAGCTCTGCGGTCGCCATGGCGGCCAAGCCTTCGTTTTCCGGCTGTCCAACATCGTCCAGCCCAAACGCCTCGCGCTCACCTTTGCGCACCTTCTCGTCAACGTCCGCTAACTTCTTGAGGTCGTCCACCAGGGCCGACCGGCTCATGGCCTTGCGCAGTGCGTCGTTGGCGCGGTCGATGCCGTTTTCGTCGGGATTGCGCACCATCTCCACCACTTCGGCCAGGTCGGGCAGCAGCGCGGCGGCTTGCTGTATCTGACCGAGCAGCGTGCGCTTGACCTGGGTGAGTTCCTGCAGCCCGTGGCGGTGCCCGAGAATTACTTGCTTGTTGACTTCTGCCGCAGCAAGCACCGTCTCTGCTGCGTTTTGCTGCGTTTTGCTGCACTCTGCTGCAACAATGGACTGGATCAGCTTGGCTTTCGTGGCCTGCTTGATGGCCGTGGACAGGTCTTGTGTCCACCCATGTTTATCGGCTCGGCGTGAAATTGTTGAGTTGTTGACTTCGTACTTTGTCTCCAGCTCGCGCAGGGTGAATCGCCCTGTTCGGTAGTCCCGCTCTACCGCATCCCAATCCGTTCTGCGCTTCCTGGCAACGGCTGCGCCCGCGTCCTTCTTGCGGGAAGCGGGCTTCGTGGCTATGGGTGGCGCCTTCTCCGGCGCGGGATTTGATGCCATACCCCGAAGTGTTCCGGGGTGTAGGGCTTTGAGCCAACCCCACTAGGGGGGCGGTGGCCTCTTGGGTTGCCACTCACCCAACCCTGCCGCCAGGGCCGCGCAGGCCAGCGCGCACAATCGGCTGGGCGTTACGGGCTTGCCGGTCGTGCGGCTTTTGCCAGCAACCCACTCGGCGAATGTTGACCGGCTCACGCCAAGGGCCTGGGCTGCTGTGTCATACGTTAGGCCCATGTGGGCCTGCCAGGCCCGCAGGTCTGCGGGGGTCATGCTGCTGGCGCCAGGGCGGCAAAGCCCAGCCCCCGTGGGATGGCGATGTGGTAGGTAGAGGTCATTCCTCGGCCTCAGCCTCGATCTCTTCGGACTCGATGGTCAGCCACTCGCGCAGGCTTGGCGCGCATTCGGCCAACTTGCGTTCAATCGCGCGCCTGTCGAATGTGTCGCCAGCGGATGCCAGCTCACGGTTGCATGCGTCTGCTGCCGCGCGCGTGTCCACGGTCAGTACGGTGGGGCGGATGGTGTATTGGATCATGGCGTGTCCTTTTTGCCCGTCAATGCGGGCGATTATCCAATCTGTAAGCCGCATCCCTGCGGCCCGGCTTTCGCGCACCCAGCTGGCCTTTGTTGCTGCTGGGACGCGAAGGTGTATGAGGGCTTCAGTCGTCAT